TCCTGTTCCGCTTTGAGATTCAAAAAAATCAATCATTTTTTGAGCAGACTGCTCTTCTTTAATAAAATTAAAATTACATTCAGCTATGATATTATTTAATGTTATCGGAATAATAGAGAATGTATAGTTATTGTAGCCTACTAAATTTTTTTTACATGTGAAAGAAATAGTTGAACCGTAAGCTGGGTTAAAATCAAACTCAGTTAAAGTAGAACCTAATTTAATATTTCTATCTCTGTTGTAAAATAAACTCATTTTATATATCCTAAATAATTGTTCGTTATTGTTAAAGAGTTTTCAGATGTTGCTGTTAAATTTTGACTAATTAATTGAATATTTGGAACATTAAGGTTAATTAATTCTGTACTTGAAGCTCTATCATTAACTATTACATTAAAAGTTTTTTTATCAGTAGATGATAAAAAGTCTTTATAATTGTCTGGAGTAAAATCATAAGCATCAATAACTAATGAAGCTGATACATTAATAGGAGGAATAAAAATAACATCATCAATATCTTTTGCGCTATCAAGTGAATATATTGGTTGTCTATTAATATTTAATTCATAAGAAAACGATTTAACTCTATTTGTATTTGTATCGTCTCCAGAGACAGATATTGATCTTGGACTAGGAATAAATATAGATGGATGTGAAATTATTGTGGGCGTATCAGCAGTTTGTTTTAGCTCTCCATAAATACTGATTGAACAAGAAATTCTTGGAATATCACCTACAGAACAATCAATGGAGTATCTATTTAAAAAACCACTGGTGAATGAATAATTCTGACCATTATAAAGAAAGCTTCCAGAAAAAGATGAGTCACCAGTAAAAGATAACATAGGATCAATGTACAGCAAACTTCTATCCATTGAAACTTCAGCCGTAAAAGGATTATTTAAATTAAATCCAAAATCTGTTCCTAAAACGAGAGCATTTTCTAATGGAGAAGAATGGTTGATCTGGACACTATCAACTCCAGATAATTGATAGCCATTAACCACAAATGATTGGTTATATTGTAAAACTGTATTAGAACGATCTATGCTCATGTTCTACCATATCCTCCCAATGAACCTCCAAGTCTTTTTTCTTGAGCAATAACATCAAGAACTGCTTGTTTTATTTTCTTTTGTAGTTCTCTATTATTTGCTGATGCTTCGCCTTCTGATGGTTGGTCAGCACCAGATACATTTACAACTACATTGTCTCCACCGCCACTCTTAGAAGAAACTTGAATTAATTCATCTAATTTGCCAATTAGTGCAGACATTAATTCTGAAGAATTTCCAGAAGTTTGAGTTTCAGTTTCTCCACCTGTATTTAACTTATTTAATTTTTGTAAACCAATATTTTTTGTAGCGCGATTATTTAATACAAATTCTCCACCAGTAAGCATTGTTGGAATATCATCTTGCAATCCAGAACCTCCCATGACATAGCCACCAGAAGCTCTTCGAAAATAATTAGGCGCTAGACTTGTAGTGTTACCAATGGTATATCCACGATATTGTCCAGTTGGACTAAATTGATAAGGGTTGGTTCCTTTTGGAGTCATTGCGCCAATATTTGTCATTGCCGCTCCGAAATTACCAGAGAACAGATTACCCAAGCCTCCCCGACCTGTCATTCCACCAGATCCAAAACCGCCTTTTAATCCAGTCATGAATCTTTGACCTAAAGAAAGAGTTTGTCCGCTTGCTGTTGCGCCTGCTTTTGCAGCACCAACAGCGTTAGAAGCTCCAGCGGCGAAAGAACTTAATCCAGCACTTAAAGCTGTTGAAGCAACAGCCGTTACAATAGAAGTAATTAGTTGTTTTCTTCTTTGTTTTTCTCTTTCCTCAATTTGTTTTAAAAGTTCTTTATATTCTTTTTTACGAGCTTCACCTTCTTTATAAACATTAAATGCTTCTTCTTTGCTCTGTTGAACTCTTTCAAAAATTGGACTATTTTCACGACCAAGCATAGAGAGACGAACGCTTTCTGGCTCTAAATTAATTGAAGCTCCACCAGCAGTTGCTCCGAATGTATCGAACTGTCCACTTGTTCTGCTTTGTGTAGCAAAGTCTAATAGATTTTGACTGCCAGTGATAGCGCCTGTTCCAAAGTCTCCAGGTGTATAAAAACCACCAGCACCAGTTTGATTTGAACCGACCATTCCTCCAGCAGCAAATTTTTGGATTCTTCCGTTATTTAAAGAATCAAAAAATGATGATCCATATTTTTGAACAGCAGATTTTTTAACTACATATTCTCCTCCCATTAGCATTGCTGGAATATCATCTTTGACTCCAGAGCCACCATTTACTTTGCCGCCAGAAGCCATGCCTCCTGCTCCTGCTCCCCTAAATGGTGCAGATATTGCTCCAGTAAATACATTGGCTAAATTTTCAATGTTCTTTTGTGTAATGGCATTAAAGAAACTTGTAGCTGCGTCCATTAAAGCTTCCTTTAATGACTTTGCTCCAGTGATTGCATCTGTTAATCCTTGCGCTAAGTTTTGTGAAAATAATTTTGGTATTTCATTTCCAAGTTCTTTTCCAAAATCCGCTGTTTTCTGGTCTAGTTCAGCCATTGATTCATCAAATCCATATCCAAATGAAGACATGTATTTTCTAGCTGCTGCATCACCCTGAGTATTACTAATTTGTTGAACTCTCAAAGCTCGCTCTTCTTCTCTTAAATTTTTATTATATTCACCAACTGACATTGGTTGATTTTGTCTAGCATTTCTTAATGCTTGAATTTGTCCTTGCAATGTTGCATTGTAAGTATTAATAACAGAATTTTTTTTGCGCTCTAAGTCTTGACCAATGAGAAGCTCTTTGATTTGTAAGCCTTGTGCAGTTGTGCCATTATCAACCGCTTGATAGTATTCAATTAATGAGTCTCTAACAATTAATTGCTGTTCTTGTGATAATCCTAAACCACCAACATATTTTACAATTTCTGCGCTCAAATCTTCCATTGACATTCCAGTGGTTCCGATTTGAGCTGCAAAACCTGATTTAATTTCACTAAAATTTAAAGAACTTATTTTAGCTCCAGCGCCAAATGCAGAGCCTCCAATCGCTCCTGCGTCTCCAGTTAAACTCATTAGATTTCTTCTATCGGTAATAATTCCCAAAGCTTTTTCTAATGAGAAGAATCGGTCTTGAAGTTTTTGCATTTCTGGAGTCAAGTCTAATCTAACAGCTTCTGAAATATCTGCGTCTCCATATCCAAGACTTGCAAATTGATCTCTTAATTGATCTATTTTCTCAACTAATTTTGTTTCAGCATCAATAGATTGAACTGCGATTAACTCATTAATCATATCAGTATTTCTATTTAAAGCAATAATATTGTCTTTTGTAAATAGCTTTCTTTCCGCTTCAATGGAGGCTTGTTTTTCAATAATTGAATTTTGAATCGCAGCTTGTTTTTGAGCCGCATCTAATTCAATAGCTTGTCTCTTCGACAATGCGTCATTTTGATCTGCCGCAAAAGCATCAGAAATTTCAGTAGCATAGTTTTTATTTAAATCAACAATTCTTGATTGAGATTCTAGTCCTTGTATTTCTTTCTGAGCTTTAAAAATTTTATTACCAAAGTTTACAATTTGTTCATTATAATATTGAATTGCTTCGGCTTCGCGATTTCTTTCGCTTATGGTTAAAGCTAGAAGCTGTAATTCAGTATCTCTTTTAGCCAAAAGATCAGCTTGTTGATTTGACAAGCCATTAGCCAATTGTCTTAATTCATTGAATCCATCTGCTGTTGGACCCTTTAATTGATCCACTAAACTATCTAAACCTTTATTAAATGCTTCTATATTTGTTGGATCAAAATTTTTAATGAAAGATTCAATTTGATCTTGTTGTGGACCTGTTAACCCAGCAGTAAGATTTCTAGTTTGATATTCTTTAAATAAATTACTTGCTGCTTCTTTTTGGAAATCGGTTATTGATTGGAAATATGCTTGTGTTGATTTTGAAATATCTAACTTATTAAGTAACTCCGTTTGTTTTGATAAATCTAATGATCCAAAAGCTTTGCTGGAAGTTACTCCGCTAATAACATCAATAGCATTTGTCCACTCTCTATTTATTGATTTGAATAATTGGTCGTTTTGATTAACAAAAACTAAAATATTTTCAGTTATTCTTGAAGAGAATTTTTCTTGCTCTTTAGCTGTTTCATCTAATCCGTTTAATAATTGACCATAAAATTTTGTTAATGAAAGCGTCCTTAAATTATCAAGAAATTCAGATTTTGCATCATCAGATCCAGTACCTTTAGCAAGAGCTTTTGCTTGTTTTACTTGACTTTCGATTGAATCAATAGATAACTTATATAATTGATCCCTTAAATCTGATAAAGATTTATTATCTACATTAGCGCCTGTTTTTTTCAAAATCTTCTTTACATCTTCATCGGAAATTAAAGATACTGTTGAAATATTTTCTAGAATTACATCACTTATTTGATTTAAATAAGTCTCACTTATAACTTTAGCTTTTTCTCCACCAGCTTTAGTAATATCTTCAGCAGCAAAATCAAAAATAAAACCTCTTAAATCCCTTCCGTTATTAGCTTGATTAACTCTATTAAATGCTTGTAAAGCACTTTGTCTCAAGTCTTTTTGCCGTTCTTTTTGAACTTCCTCTGGATTTTTTATATCAATTCCACGACCCTTATATCTAGCAGCATCAAAAATATCTTTAATTTGATCCTTTAAAGTTGAAGATAAGTCTTGTGAAGAAATTTGATTTCCGTTTTTATCTAATATTTCCCCAAATTTTTTAATTGAATCTCTAGCCTTAACACTAGCATCACTTACTCCACTAAAGACTTTCGTAATGTCAATACCAAAAGTTTTTAAAACAGTATTTAATATATCAAAACCTAAAAGAACCTGACCTATTCCTGGAAGTAATCTTGCAAATCCTTTAGCTCCTAGTGCCGCTAATGATTGGATTGATAAAACATTAAATAATGTTTTATTAATTACATTCCCAAATTCAGAAAAATTACCACCAAGTTCTCCCAAAACTCCAGAAATTGCTTGTGCTGCGATTTGAAATGTAAATAATTTAGCGGCAGCATCTCCAACTCCAACAGGATTTTGTTGGCCCGTTTGCCTAGCGGGTACTAGCATTGCTTGACCAGCTTGTACAGCTTGCAATCCAACATTCCTTGTTGGATTAAGATTTCTTCCACCAGATCTTATAGCAGCAACAAAATCTTCTAATTCTTTATTGGCCTTATCTTGAGTAATTGTACCGTTAGCAAGTTTTTTATTGAGTTTATCAATTAAATCAGCAAATTGAGTTAGTTGTCTATTGACTGAAGCTGGAAGAACTAAAGCAGCTCTATCAATTGGAGCGGGAGCGGCAAAATTCGGCACTCTGCCATTAGGCTCATCACGATTATTTACTACCGCCAATCCATTTGGATTGCTTGCATTAACAAGTCTAGGATCTCTAGTAACACTAATTTGATTAGGTTGTAAACCGCTTTGAGCTTGTTCTCTAGCGATGGCTTCTTGTAAAGCTGAAGCTGCAAAGTTGGGGATATAACCTCTAGATGATGCTAATTGACTTCCTTTTGTTTGCGCAACCTGACTCCTAATCATCTTTTCTAATATTGGCGCAGTATCGCTATCCCTGGTAAGTTTACCAGTAACGCTTTGAACGGCAGACGAATTAGCTGTTCTTTTAGCGTCGGCTTTGGATATTTGCATACCTCCAAAGAACATTCTTTTTGTACTCTCTGGTATTGTACCTTTTGGGTGATAGTCAAATGGTCTATTTTCATTTTCATTAAAAATTTCACCAATATCTTTATTGATTGTTTCGCTATAACCCTTTAATCCAATAGAAAGAGCTTTTTCAAAAACATCTCCTTGAGCAGATTTACTTAAAAAACCTCTGTCGCCTAATGCATCTTTAATATTTTTTTCAAAAATATCTTTATTAAATTTTCCATCGGGGAATACTGCATTAAGTTCATCACCATAGATGCTTTCTGTTAAATCTAAAAATGGTCTTAATAAAGCTTCGTTAAGTTTCCCTTCAAATGTTTGAATTAAACTTTTTCCTTGTTCTCTTTGCTTATCCAAGCCTGGAATACTTGTAGAAACAACTAATCCTTCTACCTCTAAAGATGCAACATCAGGAAAGTTTTCTTGAAATTTTTGAGAGAGTTTACCTGCACTGACTTTAATTGCTGGTAAGTTAATATTTGTTTGCTTATCATCCGCATCAAGAGTTAAAATACCAATGCCTCCAAAAGCATTAGTATCAATTGGTACATCTACCGTACCTTTTGGTTTGGCATCACCTTTTCGTTTGGCCGCAAAATTTGGAATAAAACCTCCAGCAGCACGAATCTTTTTAGCTCCCTTGGGTAATCCCATGGAGCGCACCATTTCTTGATTAAAGATGGCTGAACCGCCACCAGCAAAATTAGGAACAATATACTCGCTAGTATTAGCAATCATTGTGCCGCGCTTGCCGCCGCCAAAAGCGAAGTTTGGTATGCTGACTACTTGAGCATTTGATGGCGCTCCACCAACACCACGGCGAACATCAGCGGCTTCTGCGGCTGGAAGATAACCTCCAGCAGCACGACCAGTTTGACGCAAACCTTGTGGGCCACCGCGCAATCCAGCTTGAAAAAGTGTTGGCGCAATACCAGCAGCAGTTCTTTGAATGTTGGTTAGCGCAGCTTGTTGCTGATTAAAAATACCAGCTAATGTTGCAGCTTGTGCGATTTGATTTCCTTGTAAACTAAGAATAGCTCTTTGAGCGCCTTCATTTCTTAAAAGCGTTTGAACAATAGAATCTTGGAGAGCTTTTTGTTCTGCCGCAGCTTTACCAACACCGAGAAATGTTTTTAATCCTTGAATGGCAAACTTTCCTAAATCAAGTAATAGTTTACTAATGATAATTCCAAATAATGCTAATCCAGGACCAGAAAGCACATTGCCAATTCCCTTGGCAATTCCCTTGGCAAATTTTGCTCCAAGACCCTCTCCCTCAAATAAACCTTGAACATCATTAATAAATCCATTAACTGCTCCAAGAATACTTTTGATATTATCTGATAATCCAAGATCGCCAAGAGTTGCACCTAATTCTCTTAAACCTTCAATTGTTTGATTAACTAAAGCGGAAATTGTTTGATTAAGCTGTTCGTTAGCGCGGTAAGCCTCATTGGTCGCTCCTGTTGCTATTTTTGTAGCTTCAGCAGCTTTACTTCTAGCTCCAGATAGGTCATTTAAAAGAGAGATTAATTGGTTGATCTGGAAACCCCCAGCAACTTCTTCAAATATTCCAGACTTTTGAACCTCTCCGAGAGCTTGAACATTACCAGCTAAATTTTTTAAAATTTGAGAAGCAGATAATAATTGTCCAGTATTAATATCTTGGACAGCAACACCAAATTGCCTTAATTGATCCAAAACTTCTGGTCTTTGAATACGGGTAAAAATTGTTTTGATGGAGTTACCAATTACCGCACCACCACGCGCAGTTTTTTCTTGCAACGCTGTAATGATACCAACGAGTTCATTAAAATTAACTCCAGCATTTTCAGCAACACCAGCAGAACGATTAAGAGCATCAATCAAATCTGCGGCACTAACAGCAAATTTTTGGTCAACAGCAGCCAATCTATTTACAACTTCAGCAGTTGAAAGAGCTTCTTTAGAAAATCCATTAACTGTCGCCGTTAAACCCGCAACAGCCTTTTCTGTGTCTAAACCAGTTAATCTTGTTAAAACAAGAGCGTCTTTTGTTCTTTTTAAAGTTTGCTCAACGCTTAAGCCTTGACGAGCAAATTCAAGAGCAGCTTGAGAAACGATTTGAAATGATTGACCAGTTTGTTTGGCTACATCAAAAATTCCTTTTCCAAAATTTTTAAGCTCATTTGCGCTTTTGCCAAAAACAATATTAATATCGGCCAATGTTTTTTCTACCTGAGTGGTTGCTACCACTAATTGTTTAAAAGCATTTGATAAAGTATTAACAATACCAACTGAAGCTCCGAAGGCAAGAACACGCGCATTAGCAGCGTCAAGAGATTTTGTAAATTCATCGGCTTGACCAGTTAGTCGGCCAAGAGGTTGAGATAGGGAATTTAAAGCCCTGCTTCCACCAGCACCGCCAATATTTAATCGAACCGAATTAACAGCATTTTGAATTTGCTGTTGAAGTTGGGTTGCGTTCTGAAGTTGAGCGTTAAGAGGGACATTAATAGCCATACCTTATTCCTTAAAAGGTTATTACACCTTCTGCCCCATAACTTCCATCATTTGTTCCATATTTAATTGACCGCCATTTTTCTTTAACAAATCTCCTAGAGATACCTGCTTGGCTTCAGAATCAACAAACTCTAAATCTTCTTTCTTTGCTCCGAAAACTGCGGTAGCGGAATTATCTTTTATATTTTTAGTCATCTTGTCTTTATTTCTGCTACTTTCTGCAAATGAAATAAGAGCTTCTGGATCTTTTCTAATTGAATCTGGAATCTTATCAACATTCTGGAAGATATTTAAGAACATTCTGCCATAAGCTAGTGTTTTTAATTGAAACACTGATAATTTAGTTATTGGCTTTCCAAAAAAATCAAATGGCTTTTCGCAGTGAGATAAATATAAACTAAATTGATCTTCTAGCACCATTTTTTGAATAGTATCATCACTCAATAAATTTATTTTATCATAATATTGTTGCAACAACACTTGTAAATCATCTGGATCAATTTCTTCAAAGTCTTGATCGGAAAACATCAACTTTAATAAGCTATCATCTTTATAAAGTAGATTTCTCAAAAAATCTTCATTAGCTCTATTATGAGCATATTCAGTTGCAGTTTTACCAATTAACTCTTTTCTTTTCAATCTTAAATGCATTAATTCAATTTTTTCTTTATTGATTAATTGTTGATGAGTTTCTCTATGAGATGGCAAAAGAATTTTAGATTTAGTTTTTTCTAGAGTTTCTAAATAAGATTCCTTTTCTTTAATTGATAATTCTTCTTCTTCAGTCCAAGTTCCATCTTCATTTAATTTTTTCAGAACATCATTTTCTTCTTGAATACCTCTTTTAATTGCTTTCGCATGATATTTTTCATGAGCAGACAAGAGACATCCTTGATCTAGGAAATTAAAGTGACGAAAAAACACGGTTTGACCTTGAAAATCAAACCGTGAAAATCCTTCAAAAATTTCGTTTTGTATATCTATGTAGAAATTCTTCTTCAAGATTTCTTACTTTTCTTGGTAGATTTCTTTTCCGATTTTTCTTCTTGATCTTCTTTAACTTCAGTTTCTTGAAGTTTATCTTGAAAGACCTTATCAAATTCTTCCTTGGTGGACGCTTGATTGTAAAACCAATAGGCAGCTACGCTAGAAATTTTACGAACAATTTCAAAATATTGACTGTCTTCAGATTCTTCTTTGGCGTAATAATCTTCTAGTTTTTCATCAAAGTCTTCGCCCTTAAAATAATATTGAGGCTTAGTATCTGATTCGCCCTGAGTCATGGTTAAGTTCAGAACATACCAAAGAAGCAGTCGGTTTTGAGCCTTCATGTCGGCGGTATGATCAAACAAAGATTGGTAAGCCATTTCAATCTTAACGATCTGATCGCGTAAACGAACAATCTTTGCCGAAACTTCCTTTGCTTTATCTGAATCTTTATTAAGTGCTTCAGCTTCAGTATATTCTTTTTGAGCATCAAAAAGTTCTTGATAAAGAGTATAAAGATTCTTTGCTTCAGTTTCACTCATCAGACCGCCAGTATCAGAATATTTCTTAACCAACATTGCTTTGGTTAAAATACCTTTCTTGACACAGCGAGACATTTCAACGCTATATTCAAGTTCCGCCTCTTCAATTTGGCGGCGAGAGGGCTTTCTCAAAATAACCTTTACTGGAGAATCTTCAGTGACTTTTTTCTTCACAGTAACTGTATTACCGTTCTCATCTTGAGATTCGGTTTCGACTGTTTTTTCCTTCTTTTCGTAGATGTTAAAACTATAAATTTCTTTGAATTCCATGGTGTTTCCTTGTTCCTGTAATTATATTAATTTTTGAAAGTAAAACTTACAGTAAAATTATTTAATTCACTGTCGTTTGAACGCAGGGTTTCATTACCTAAATCTAGGATACGCTTTCGCAACCATGACATTTTATTGTCATCAAAGTAATCCCCCATGTTTAAAACTCCAGAATACTCTTGTGGAATATTCTGCCTCAGTTTTCTATATGAATCGTCATGATCTCTTTTAAGGTCTTCTAAAATTTTTAGAAATCCCTTGAAGAGATGAGTAACATTATCATTAGACCGTCTTGCTAGTATTTTTTTTGCGTCCATCCTTATACCTATAATATAATAAAAATAAAAGTGTAAAAATAAAGTATGGCAGGATTTTTAACACAAGGTCAGAAAGATAATATCAAAGCTATCATTGATAGAATTCATGATACATTTGCTCGTCCAATTACTGTTTTTAAAATTGGCACTAGAACTGCCATAGCTTCTTCTCAGAACTACAATTTCATTTATCGCCAACAGTCTGCAAATACTTCAACAACAGAAGTGTCTCAAACTTTTCAAGCTAGAATCAAGTATATTAGTGCAGATGAAGAATTGCTTCCAGACCCCAACGCTGGACAAGATAAAATTATTCTTCCTGCTGGATCTGTAAAAATTAAAGTAAATCTTGAAGGCTATAATTATATGAAAGAAGCGAAAAGAGTTGAATTAGATGGGTTTAGATTTTCTATTAAAAGCAACGGCAAACCTCTTGGAATGTTTGGTCCACAATATTACGAATTTCTTCTTTTACCTATTGATGAATAATGCCAGCTAAGATTACAAACCGTTCTTTAGAAAAAGAACTGAACGATTTCATTGTTGCTGAAACAATTAAAAAATATCGTAGCCCTTTGCAAAAAATGGTTTTTACAGCCTTTGATCAAATCAAAAAAGAAATGATTCAAGACTTTCAAAATCATCCAGTTACACAAGAAATCTTAGCTGGGCCTACAGCTTCAAACACTAGTGGAACTTTGGGCGGTTATGGTAATCTTTTTGCATTTATAGGATTTGAAAAATCAAGTAACCCTATACAACCCATACTTAATATTTTAGAAAAATCTAGAATTGAATATACTAAAGCAACTAAGACTGGAGCAACTTTCACAATCATATTGCCAAATAAAACTGATATTTTTAAAGAAACGCCTATGCCTTGGGCATTTGGACGAAGCTGGGCAGAAGGAATAGAAAGAGGAATATCTGGTTTAGGAAAATTTTTATATACAGACTCCACAGAAACAAGTCGTTCTGGCGAAGGTATCCAAAGTAAAGGTGTAATTAAAGGTGGTAAATTTAAACCAACTTCATACATTTCCGCATTGCTGAAAGAGTATGAAAAAAAGTTCCTAAAAATTGACTCCAGAGTATCTCTTATAAGAAGCCTATGATTCCACAATTTCAGCACCAATTAACATCTTCATTTATATTGTGGTTTGATAACTATCTTCTAACCAAAGGTCAAGCATATACTAATACAACTGGCAAGTTATATTATTATGAGGACGAACGACTTCCAAGCACTTATAAAGTATTTGGAAGCCCCATGAAACAATGGGTTTCTGATTATTCAATCCCTGGAGCAAATGTGCCTTCTGGAGTTTATGTTAATGGAACTTTTCAAGGCAGAGCAACTGGAGTAGATAACTCAACATCAACTAAAATCATAGACTTTGACAATGGCCGATTTTTAGTGAGTGGCGCTGCTACTGGTGATGCTGTCACTGGTTCTTTTGCAGTCAAAGATTTCAACATTTATTACTCAAACGACACAGAAGAAGATTTAATTATTGAAAAGAAATTTTCAATCAATAGCCGCACAATTGGGACTGACGAAACAATTACTTATATACCTCCATACGATCAGGTTGTCCCAGCAATTTTTATTTCTAACTCTGCATTTAATAATGCTCCTTTTGCCTTTGGTGGCGAAAATCTCAGCACGACCAAAATTAATGCTGTAGTGATTGCCGAAAATCCTTATCAATTAGATGGAGTTTTGTCTATCTTTGCTGATTCTTTTAATCAAAGTATAGTGAATATCCCATTCACTGATGCTCCATATACTGAGTATGGTGATTTAAAGAGTGGCTATTATAATTACCAAAGTATTAAAGACCAATATATTAATACAAATAAATATTATATTGAACGAGTTGTCACTTCCAAACTGAGCGACAAACCTCGCAGAGCTTTAGTGAACGATCTTTATGTTGGATTTATTGACTTTGATGTTTCTATTGCAAGATATTCAAATACTTAATTCCCAATTTTAAAATTTAAATGTAAATACCTCAAACTTTCTTATTATGGCAAGAAATCGCGTAATCTATCAATCCGAAGGGCTGTTTGTAAGCAGCGGCGTAAATTCAACAACGGCAGCACAACACAAGCAATTAAAGCGTGTGCAGAGTGCAAATTACAGTTTCGAAATCACTCGTCAGGATGTAAACCAATTCGGGCAACTTGCTCGTATTGACGCTCTTGTACTTCAGTCTCCTACTGTTAGTCTCGACCTTTCATATTATCTAGCTGATGGCTTTAATGAAAGCGCTTTGGGTTTCTATATGCAAGGTAACGGTACAACCGCACCTACTGGCGCTGCAAACTTTGCATCTGGTCAAATGGTAAGCTCTTCTGGCTTAAACTTTTACATCGTAACTGATGGCGAAGGTGTTGACCTTAACTATGACAATGCTGGCGCTACTGCCCTTAGTGGCAAAGGTGTAATCGGCATCGGTAATGGTTTCATTACTGACTATACTCTTGACGCTGCCGTAGGTGATTTCCCAACAGTTTCTGTATCTGTCGAAGGTCTTGGTTTCTGTGCTGCTACTTATGACATTGCTGGTAATGTTACTGGCTTCGTTAGCCCAGCAATCAATCCAGAAAACGGCACTAAATTACTAACTGGAACAAGTGACTATGTAAAACTTCCTCTTCCTAGCACTGGTGATGGACCTACAGCCCTACGCCCTGGTGATATTACTTTAGATTTCGGTGCTTTCACTGGAACTGGAGCAACACCAACAGTAGCCTTATCTAACGGTGACAAAATCCATGTTCAAAGCGTTAGCTTGAGCTTGCCATTGAGCCGTACTCCAATTGAGCGTCTTGGTAGCCGTTTCGCCTTCGCCCGAGTAACAGATTTCCCAATCACAGCAACAATGACAGTTAACGCAATCGTTAACGAAACTGTCGCTCGTAACTTGGCAGACATGGTTGATGACAGCAACGAAAGAAGCATTACTTTAACCATCAATAAGGTTGGAACAACTGACCCTGCTGTGAAATATACTTTCTCCGCCGCTCGTCTTGACAGTCAATCATTCAGTTCAGACATTGGCTCCAACAAGAGTGTTGATCTAACCTTCTCCACTCAGATTGGCGGTCCTAATGACTTGCTACACGGCATCTACTTCTCAGGTGCTGCTACAAAAGCCTTCTAATACTAAGGCTAGTGGCAACAAAAACCCCACTCCGAAAGGAGTGGGGTTTCTTATTTATAAGGTATTTGTTATTTTATAGATAGCCGCCAGGATAATATGAGTATGGAAGAGTGGCATAATATCCACCACTTCCACTAAAGTATCCAGCTTCAATACCACCAAGTTGACGAGGCTCTGCTCTATAGCTGTTGTATGAGCTAATAAGCCCCTTGAGGCGCGTCTGAGAGTCTGCTGCTAGTCCTCTGTACACTTTACCTACCTCGTTCCTATTAACGAATGTGATTGAATTATCACCGTCAGAAACAGACAGGATATTATCTCCACTATTGGTAGAGGAAATGATTCCGCGCAAAGCATTTCTAGCTTGCTTAGTATAAAAGTTACTCAAGTAAAGTTCTTTAAAAATAGTTTGCTCTTCGATGCCCAACTCTGGATCTTCACCAGTAAAGTTTGTATATAAAAGATTATTTAAAGAACCTAAATTAGTTGAAAACCAGCCACTAATTTGTGATACTGAAGCGATTCCAGAATCCGAATCGAATTCTACCGTGAAAATGTCATTGGCTAAACCAGAGTAAACGCTCATTAAAATTCTCCTAAGATCTTAATTGTTTTTTGATGATCAGGGTTGTTTGGGTCTAGTTGGATAGACTTAGTTGTTAGGGGTAATAGTTTACCAGTAGCATTAAGATTGTAACTCTTGAATTCCTTCATGAGAGCTTTCTTAAGCTGTGGCTTTTGTAGATATGGGCTAAGACCAACGCGCATAGCTAGTGCCTGCATTTCAGAATAATTCATTTCTGCCAAACGGTCCTCAAAAATAGAAGCGTTTGTTGTTTTAAAAGGGTTAACTTCTTGAACCCCAAGAATCTTTTCTAGCTCCAAAATCTTGTCTTTAAATTCCTTACCATTAATGTGTTCGATATTGTTTAAATCGTTTTTCAAGTCCATACTATATTATACATTTAAACTTTTAAAAGTAAACAAAAAAGGGGACTGCCCTTTCGAGCAGTCCCCAATTGTTGAGGGTTATTAGACGATTACGCCTAGCAAGGCGCGGTTGTCAAGAACCATACGACCTTCTTCAAGTGAACCGAAGTAGCCGATCTTGTTCTGACGGATGCTGTACTGATCGTCAGCGATTAGGCTGAATTCAGAACCGCTGTCGCTGTCAATTGCGGTAGCGCGAATCAAGGACTCACGACCACGATCAAGACCTACTGCGATTTCTTGAGTAGCAGGATCAAAGCTACCACCATAAACTGCATCGAAAATGGTGTTATACTTCTGGTTAAGACCTAGTTCGTTGATGACCATGATGGAAACACCATAGAACTCAGGAAGACCAGCGGCATTGTATAGAGCCATACGCATTTCATCAGGAGCAGCGATACCGTTAGAACGATAGTCGGAGCTACCTAGTGAAGCACCACCAGCACCCTTGGTATTGATAGGATTATAAGCCATGGAGCGTAGAGCGTTCTCAAGCTCAGGGGAGATAATCAAATCAGTGATGCCACGGGCATTAGCAGCGCCTTCTGGAGTACCCTTAGAGAAGGAAGTGTTGATGCGGCGAGCGCGGGTGATTAGGTTGTTGAAGTCTTGTAACAAGAATGTGCCAGCGGTTGTAGCGCTGAGAACATGTGACAAGCTGTTTGTGGTAGCATTGGCCAAGGCGCTCATGAGCAAGTTGGCGCTGGTGCGCTCCTGCTTAAGAAGGATTTCTTGGGCCATACGGGTGAAGGTCTTGCTAACTACATCCATGCGGCTCTTGGCGGCATAGCGGCGATCAAAGCTGAGAGCTGAGTCGAGTGAGTAGGTAGCGATCTTCATTTCAGAAACAGTCGGAAGGACTTGGTTCTGAGGAAGACCACCAGCAGCGCTCTGACTGTAAACAGTGATATAGTCCTCATCGGAAATATCATAGTATAGGTCTAGAGGGATTGAGGGATTGTCATCAGCGTTGAACTGCAACTGAGTAAAGAGATTACTAAGTGTAGGAGCGTTGTTGATGACTTCAGCGAGAACAGGGCCGATGAATTCAGCAAGAGCTACTTGAGCTTCGTAAGCAACCTGACGATTGCGGGAAGCCATAGCCTTGATTAGTTCGACTTGTTCTG